GTGTCACGCATCCTGACCACCGAGACGGAGGAGGGATCGCCCCTCGACGAGGAGATCGCCAGCATCGCGCGCCAGCTGCGCGAGATGCGCCACGAGCTGGAGGACTTCCAGCACATGCTCGCGCGCGGCGACTGGGACGAGGCGCGCGAGGCGGGCAAGGCGGTCGCCTCGGTCAAGCAGTGGATCCGGCTGGCGATAGAAGCGGAGATGCTGCTGCATGCGCGACGACGCAAGGGCTCCGGGATCGCCCGGGGCGGCTACGCCCTCGACCTCGACGCCGCCCGCGCCGAGATCGGCGCTCGACTGGATCGCCTGCGCCGCACCGGAGGTCCGGCGCCGGTTCCTTGACGATCTGGGCGACGGGGAGCTTCTGGCGCTGCCCTTCCTCTTCGAGTTCTGGGCGATGGCGCATCAGATCGCCCCGCCCGGCGACTGGCGCACCTGGGTGGTGCTGGGCGGCCGCGGCGCGGGCAAGACGCGCGCCGGCGCCGAATGGGTGCGCGCCCAGGTCGAGGGCGCGCGGCCGCTCGACGAAGGCCCCGCGCGGCACGTGGCGCTGGTGGGCGAGACCTACGACCAGGTGCGCGACGTCATGGTGCTGGGCGAGAGCGGACTCCTCGCCTGTTCGCCGCCCGACCGGCGGCCCGACTGGGAGCCCTCCAAGCGCCGGCTCGTCTGGCCCAACGGCGCTGTGGCGCAGCTCTTCTCGTCGCACGATCCGGAGGCGCTGCGCGGGCCGCAGTTCGACGCCGCCTGGGCCGACGAGCTGGCGAAATGGCCGAAGGCGGAGGCCGCCTGGGACATGCTGCAGTTCGCGCTGCGGCTGGGCGCGGCGCCGCGCGCCTGCGTCACCACCACGCCGCGCAACGTCGCGGTGCTCAAGCGGCTGCTCGCGCTGGAGTCGACGGTGGTGACGCGGGCCGGCACCACGGCCAACCGCGCCAATCTGGCCGCGAGTTTCCTCGAAGAGGTGCGCGCGCGCTACGCCGGCACCCGGCTGGGCCGGCAGGAGCTGGAGGGGCTGCTGCTGGAGGAGGCCGAGGGCGCGCTCTGGAGCGCCGCGTCGCTGGCCGAGCTGCAGCTCGAGCGCGCGCCGGAGCTCGACCGGATCGTCGTTGCCGTGGACCCGCCGGCCACGGGCACGGCGCAAAGCGACGCCTGCGGCATCGTGGTGGCAGGCGCGGTGACGCGCGGCGACGTCCCCGACTGGCGCGCCGTTGTGCTGGAGGACGCGAGCGTGGCGGCCGCGCGTCCCTCGGACTGGGCGCAGGCGGCGGTGGCGGCGATGGAGCGCTGGGGCGCCGAGCGGCTCGTGGCGGAAGCCAATCAGGGCGGCGACATGGTGGCCGAGGTGATCCGGCAGGTCGACCCGCTGGTGCCCCTGCGCCTCGTCCGCGCGACACGCGGCAAGGTCGCCCGCGCCGAGCCGGTGGCCGCGCTCTACGAGCAGGGGCGCGTGCGCCACCTGCGCGGGCTCGCCGAGCTCGAGGCGCAGATGGGCCTGATGACGGCGCAGGGCTACGAGGGATCCGGCAGCCCCGACCGGGTCGACGCCCTGGTCTGGGCGCTGCACGAGCTGATGATCCTGCCGGCCGCGCGCTGGCGCCGGCCGCGCCTGCGCGCGCTGTGAGGCCGCAAGGGGGCGCTGCCCCCGTCCGGCTGTGCCGGACTCCCCCGGGGTATTTCAGGCAAGAGGAAGGACCGGACCTGCGCCGGGAGGCAGCGCCTGCCGGGGGGCTCTGCCCCCGTCGGCCTGCGGCCGACTCCCCCGGAGTGTTTGTCTCTAAGAAGAAGCAGGGGGGGGGCGTTGCGCTGATGCGCGGTGGAGCGTGCGGCGGGCTTTCGCAGGGTTAATCTGGGCGGCCTAGAAGGGCTCCCGAAGACGGCGCGCGGCCTGCCCGGCGCCCGAGACACCCGAAGGAGCCGCCGCCGATGGTCTTTCCCTTTCGCCGCCGCCCGACCGTGCCCGAGGCCAAGGCCAGCGCCGCCGCGCCGGTCATCGCCTGGGCGGGTGCGGGGCGCGTCGCCTGGAGCCCGCGCGAGACCGGGGCGCTGGCGCGCACGGGCTTTGCCGGCAACCCGGTGGGCTTTCGCGCGGTCAAGCTGATCGCAGAATCGGCCGCGGCGCTGCCGCTGGTGCTGCAGGACGCGACGCGGCGCTACGCGGCGCATCCGCTGCTGGCGCTGCTGCGCCGGCCCAATCCGGCGCAGGGGCGGGCGGAACTTCTTGAGGCTTTCTACGGCCAGCTTCTGCTGACCGGCGACGCCTACATGGAGGCGGTGGCGGGTGCGGAGGGCGCGCCGGCCGAGCTGCACGTCCTGCGCTCGGACCGGATGCGGGTGGTGCCGGGGCCGGACGGCTGGCCCGCGGGTTTCGACTACACCGTGGCGGGCCGGACGCATCGCTTCGATGCCACGGCCCGGCCCGGCCCGGTCTGTCACCTGCGCAGCTTTCATCCGCAGGACGACCACTACGGCCTCTCGCCGCTGCAGGCCGCGGCGCAGGCGATCGACGTGCACAACGCCGCCTCGCGCTGGTCCAAGGCGCTTCTGGACAATGCCGCGCGGCCCTCGGGCGCGATCGTCTATCGCGGCGCGGACGGGGCCGGCGGACTCTCGCCCGAGCAATACGACCGGCTGGTGGCGGAGATGGAGAGCTATCACCAGGGCGCGCGCAACGCAGGCCGACCCATGCTGCTCGACGGCGGGCTCGACTGGAAGCCGATGGGCTTCTCGCCCTCGGACATGGAGTTCCAGAAGACCAAGGAGGCCGCGGCGCGCGAGATCGCGCTGGCCTTCGGCGTGCCGCCGATGCTGCTGGGGCTGCCGGGGGACGCGACCTATGCGAACTACCAGGAGGCGAACCGCGCCTTCTTTCGCCTGACGGTGGTGCCCCTGGCGAGCCGGGTGATGGCGGCGCTGGGCGACTGGCTCTCGGATCATTTCGGCGCGCCGCTGGAGCTGCGGCCCGACCTCGACCAGGTGCCGGCGCTGGCCGCTGAGCGCGACGCGCAATGGGCGCGGGTAGGCGCCGCCGAATTCCTGACCGATGCCGAGAAGCGGCGGCTGCTGGGGCTTCCGCCGGTGCCGCAGGAGGCGGGCGATGACTGACCGCCCCGGCGAGCGCTTCGGTTTCGAGGCGCAGGATTGCGCACCCGCGCTGCGGCTCGAGGCGCATCAGGCGATGGCGCGGCTGCAGTTCGAGACGGTGCACCGGCGGCTCGAGAAGATCGAGGCGATGATGGAACGGCTGGAGCGGCGGCTCTGGATCAGCGTCTACGGCGTCGTGGGGATGATCCTTGCCCAGGCGGTGCAGTCGATGGTGCAGGTGACGCCGTAAGGGAGGGGCCGCAGATGGAACTCGAGCGGAAATACGCGGGCGCCGAGGTGGCGCTGGGGGGCGACGCGCGGATCGAGGGCTACGCCAGCCTCTTCGGCGCGGCGGACCAGGGCGGCGATGCGGTGGCGCCGGGCGCCTTCGCGGCCTCGCTCGCGCGTTTCGGGGCAGCCGGGCGCCGCGTGCGGATGCTGTGGCAGCACGATCCCGCGCAGCCGATCGGCGTCTGGGAGGAGCTGCGCGAGGACGCGCGCGGGCTGTTCGTGAAGGGCCGCCTGCTGACGGAGGTGGCGCGCGGCCGCGAGGCGGCGGCGCTGCTGCGCGCAGGCGCGATCGAGGGGCTCTCGATCGGCTACCGCACGGTGCAGGCCGAGCGGCGCGGCGCGGGCCGGGTGCTGACCGAGGTCGAGCTCTGGGAGGTGTCGCTGGTGACCTTCCCGATGCTGCCATCCGCCCGCGTGGCCGCCAAGGAGGACGGCACGGCCGAGGCGCTGCGCGCGCTGGCCGAGGGGTTCCGCGCCGCGCGGGCGGCGCTGGGAGAGACGCGCGAATGAGGGCGCAGGGCAATCCGGAGGTGGAGATGACGGAGACGACGGAGAGCGGCGCGACCCTTGCGCCGGTCGCGGAGGTGAAGCGCGCGGTTGCGGGGTTCGCCAGGGATTTCGCGGAGTTCCGGGAGGGAATTCACGCGCGGCTTCAACAGCAGGAAGAGCGACTGACCATGCTTGATCGCAAGATGCAGAGCCCGGCGCGCCCGGCGCTCGCCCGCGCCGCCGACGAGGCCGCGCCCCACACCAAGGCCTTCGGCGCCTACCTGCGCTCGGGCGACGACGACGGGCTGCGGGGCCTGGAACTGGAGGGCAAGGCGATGTCGTCCTCGGTGGCGGCCGACGGCGGCTATCTGGTGGACCCCGAGACCGCCGAGACGATCCGCGGCGTGCTGAATTCCTCGGCCTCGATCCGCCAGATCGCCAATGTCGTGCATGTCGAGGCCACGGCCTATGACGTGCTGGTGGACACCACCGAGGTGGGTGCGGGCTGGGCGACCGAGACGGACCCGGCCGCCGAGACCGGCACGCCGCAGATCGACCGGATCTCGATCCCGCTGCACGAGCTCTCGGCGCTGCCCAAGATCAGCCAGCGGCTGCTCGACGACGCGGCCTTCGACATCGAGGGCTGGCTCGCGGGTCGCATCGCGGAGAAGTTCGCGCGCGCCGAGGCCGCGGCCTTCGTCGCCGGCGACGGCACCGACAAGCCCACCGGTTTCCTCGCGCACCCGGCGGTGCCGCAGGCGAGCTGGGCCTGGGACAGCCTGGGCTATATCGCCAGCGGCGCGGACGGCGCCTTCGCCGGCGCCGAGGCGGTGATCGACCTGGTCTATGCGCTGGGCGCGCGCTACCGCGCCAACGCGCATTTCGTGATGAACTCGCGCACCGCGGGCGCCGTGCGCAAGCTCAAGGACAACGACGGGCGCTTCCTGTGGTCCGACGGACTGGCGGCGGGCGAGCCCGCGCGGCTCCTGGGCTATCCGGTGCTGATCGCCGAGGACATGCCCGACATCGCCAGCGGCGCAGACGCCATCGCCTTCGGCGATTTCCGCGCAGGCTACACCGTGGCCGAGCGGCCGGACCTGCGGGTACTGCGCGATCCCTTCAGCGCCAAGCCGCACGTCCTGTTCTACGCGACCAAGCGCGTGGGCGGCGACGTGACCGACTTCGCGGCGATCAAGCTGCTGCGCTTCGCCGCGGTCTGATTCGCGGCGAGAGAGGGGGCGCGCGCCCGGGGCAGGCCGGGCGACCGGCCGCGCGCGCCTCCGTATTCGGCCCCGGCGGGGCGGGACCATCCGGAGATGTCATTCATGCTGATCGAAGAGACGCCGCTCGATCCCGCGGCCCTGCCGGTGGAGGCGTTCCGCGCGCATTTGCGCCTCGGCACCGGGTTTTCGCAGGACGACCTGCAGGGCCCGGTGCTGGAGGCCACGCTGCGCGCCGCCATCGCCGCGATCGAGGCGCGCACGGGCAAGATCCTGCTGGCGCGGGGCTTCGCGCTGATCCTGCCGGCCTGGCGCGATCCGGGCGGCCAGCCCCTGCCGCTGGCGCCGGTGGCCAGCGTGACGGAACTGGCGCTGCGCGACGCGGCCGGAGAGGAAAGCGCGGTGGATCCCGCGCGCTGGTGGCTGGAGGCGGACCACCACAGCCCCGTGTTGCGGCCGGCCGGCCTCGCGCTGCCCGCGATCCCCGCGCGCGGCGCGGGCGTGATCCGCTTCACCGCGGGCTTCGGCGCCGACTGGGCCGCGGTGCCCGCCGATCTGCGGCAGGCGGTCCTGCTGCTGGCAGCGCATTACTACGAATACCGCGACGCGGGCGCGCTGGGCGAGGCGGCGATGCCCGCCGGAGTCGCCGGGCTCCTGGGCCCCTGGCGCGCGCTGCGTCTGGGGGCGGGAGGGGCTGCATGAGCGCGCCCCGTCTCAATCGCGCGCTGGTGCTCGAGGCGCCGGTCGAGGCGCCGGACGGCGCCGGCGGCGTGACCGAAGGCTGGGTGGCGCTGGGCACCCTCTGGGCCGCGGTCGCGCCGCGCCAGGCCCGCGAGAGCTCCGGCGCGGCGCAGGCTCTGGCCACGACTGCCCACCGCATCACCGTGCGCGCCGCGCCGCCGGGCTGCGAGGCGCGCCCGCGCCCCGGCCAGCGGTTCCGCGAGGGCGCGCGCGTCTGGCGCATCCTCGCCGTGGCCGAGGCCGACCCCGAAGGCCGCTACCTCACCTGCTTCGCCGAGGAGGAACTCGCGCCATGAGCTACGCCCTGGCCGCCGCGCTGCAGGAAGCTGTCTATCAGCGGCTTTCGACCGACCCGGCGCTCGCCGCCCTGGTGGGCGACAACATCCACGACGACCTGCCCGCCGGCCGCCTGCCGCCCGTCTACGTGGCGCTCGGCCCCGAGACGGTGCGCGACCGGTCGGACGCCAGCGGTGCGGGCGCGCTGCACGACCTGCAGATCACCGTGGCGGGCGCGCGTGACAGCTTCCACGCGGTGAAAGCGGCGGCGGCGGCGGTCTCGGACGCGCTGCTGGCCGCGCCGCTCGCCTTGGCCCACGGCCGCGTCGTGAACCTGCACTTCCGCCGGGCGACGGCGCGCCGGGGCGGCCGCGGCCGCGGCCGGCGGATCGACCTGACCTTCCGCGCGCGGCTCGCGGCGGACTGACCAACCCGAGGAGAACGAGATCATGGGCGCCCAGAGCGGCAAGGATCTTCTGATCAAGGTGGACCTGACCGGCGACGGCCAGTTCCAGACCGTCGCGGGGCTGCGCGCCACGCGTCTGTCCTTCAACGCCGAGCAGGTGGATGTCACCAGCCTCGAAAGCCAGGGCGGCTGGCGCGAACTGCTGGCCGGGGCGGGGGTGAAATCGGCCTCCATCGCCGGGTCGGGCGTCTTCCGCGACGCCGACACCGACGAGCGCGCGCGGCAGATCTTCTTCGACGGCGAGACGCCGGAGTTCCAGGTGGTGATCCCCGGCTTCGGCACCGTCGCGGGCCCCTTCCAGGTGACGGGGCTGGAATATGCCGGCACCCACGACGGCGAGGCGACCTACGAGATCGCCCTCGCCTCGGCCGGCGCGCTCAGCTTCACGGCGCTGTGATGGCCAATCCCTATCGCGGAGAGGTGACGCTGGTGATCGACGGGGCGCCGCAGGTGATGCGGCTGACCCTGGGCGCGCTGGCCGAGCTGGAGGAGGCGCTGGGCGCGGACAGTCTGGTGGATCTCGCGGCCCGCTTCGAGAGCGGGCGCTTCTCGGGGCGCGACGTGCTCGCCGTGATCGTGGCGGGCCTGCGCGGCGGCGGGTGGGAGGGGGCGGCAGCCGACCTGCGCCGTGCCGAGATCGAGGGCGGGCCGATGGCCGCCGCGCGCGCCGCGGCGGAGCTTCTGGCGCGCGCCTTCCTGCCGCCGGAGGAGGCGCGATGAGCCGCGTCGACTGGGCCGCCTTGATGCGCGCCGGGATCGGCCGCCTGGGCCTGCGCCCGGCGGAGTTCTGGGCGCTCACGCCCGCCGAACTGGCGGTGATGCTGGGCACGGGGAGCGGGCATGCGCCAATGGGCCGCGCGCGGCTCGACGCGCTGATGGCCGCCTATCCGGACGACCTGGCGAGCGAGGAGCACGCGAATGGCTGAGACAGAAGACGACGCGGACGCGCTCGCCGAGGCGCTCGACGCGCTGGAGACGCGCCTCGGCGCCACCGCGGGCGTCGCCGCCGGCTTCGACGCCGAACTGCGGCGCATCCACGAAACCTTCGCCGCCACGGGCAAGGGCGCGCAGCGGCTCGAAAGCGCGCTCTCCCGCGGCCTGCGCCGGGCGATCGACGGGGCGGTCTTCGACGGGGCGAAGCTCTCGGAGGCGCTGGGCCAGGTGGGCCGCGCGCTGGTCGACGCCGCCTATTCCGCGGCGGTGAAGCCGGCGACCGACCACGTCGCGGGTCTGGTCACCGATGTCGCGGGCGGGCTCTTCGGCGGGATGACCGGCTTCGGCAAGGGCGCCGGCTTCGCGCAGGGGCGCGTCATGCCCTTCGCCAATGGCGGGGTCGTCCAGCAGGCCACGCGCTTTCCCATGCGCGGCGGCTGGGGGCTGATGGGCGAGGCGGGGCCCGAGGCGATCCTGCCGCTCGCGCGCGGCGCCGACGGCCGGCTGGGCGTGCAGTCCTCGGGCGCCGGGCGGCCGGTCTCGGTGACCGTCAGTGTCGCCACGCCGGATGTCGAGGGCTTCCGCCGCTCGCGCACCCAGATCGCCGCCGAAGTGACCCGCGCGCTCGCCCGCGGGCAGCGCATCCGCTGAGCCTTTCAATGGTCCCCCAATACCCCGGGGGAGTCCGGCGCAGCCGGACGGGGGCAGCGCCCCCCGTGTCGCAGACGCAAGGAGCCCGCGCATGAGTTTCCACGAGGTCCGCTTCCCGCCCAACCTGAGCTTCGGCTCCGTGGGCGGCCCCGAGCGCCGGACAGAGGTCGTCACGCTCGCCTCCGGCCACGAGGAGCGCAACACGCCCTGGGAACAGTCGCGCCGCCGCTACGACGCGGGCGTGGGCCTGCGCTTGCTCGACGACATCGAGGCGCTGGTGGCCTTCTTCGAGGCGCGGCGCGGCCGGCTGCACGGCTTCCGCTGGAAGGACTGGTCCGATTTCAAGTCCTGCCGGCCCAGCCGCGCGCCTTCGCCCACCGACCAGCTGATCGGAGACGGCGACGGCGAGACGACCACGTTCCGGCTGGTCAAACGCTACCGCTCGGGCGAAGCCGTCTACGAGCGGCCGATCGCCAAGCCGGTGGCGGGCAGCGTGCGCCTGGCCGTGCAGGGCGACGCGCTGCGCGAGGGCGTGGATTTCGAGGTCGACGTGACGACCGGCACCGTGACGCTGGTGCGCGCGCCCTCGGAGGGCATGCAGATCACCGCGGGCTTCGAGTTCGACGTGCCGGTGCGCTTCGACACCGACACGATCCAGACCGGCGTGGCGAGCTTCCGCGCCGGCGATCTGCCCTCCGTGCCGGTGGTGGAGGTCCGGGTCTGATGCAGGCGGGATTGCAGGCGCATCTGGCGGGCGGCGCGACCACGGTCGCCCGCTGCTGGGCGGTGACGCGCGCCGACGGCGTCACCCTGGGCTTCACCGACCACGACCGGCGGCTGGTCTTCGAGGGCGTGGAGTTTCGCCCCGAGACCGGGCTTTCGGCCGCGGCGCTTCAGCAGACCACCGGGCTTTCCGTGGACAACACCGAGGCGCTGGGCGCGCTCTCGGACGCGGCGATCACCGAGGAGGACATCGCGGCGGGCCGCTACGACGGCGCCGCGGTGCGCGCCTGGCTCGTCGACTGGACCGATCCGGCGCGGCGTCAGCTCGTGTTCCGCGGCAGCATCGGCGAGCTGCGGCGCGCCGAGGGCGCCTTTCACGCCGAGCTGCGCGGGCTCGCGGAGGTGCTCAACCGCCCCGGCGGCCGGGTCTACCAGAAGCCCTGCGCCGCCGTTCTGGGGGACGCCGACTGCGGCGTGGATCTCTCCGATCCGGGCTACCGGCACGAGGGGCCGGCCCGCGCCGTCGAGGCAGGGCGCGTCTTCCGGTTTCCGCCGCTCGCGGGGTTTCCGCCGGAGTGGTTCGCGCGCGGCCGTCTCACCGTGCTGGACGGGGCCGCCGCCGGGCTCTCGGGCAGCGTGAAGCGCGACGTCTCGGACGGGGATGCGCGGGTCGTCGAGCTCTGGACGCCCCTCGGGGCGGCGCCGGCGCCGGGGGATGCGCTGCGGCTCGAGGCGGGCTGCGACAAACGGTTCGAGACCTGCCGCCTCAAGTTCGCGAACGCGGCGAACTACCGCGGGTTTCCGGACCTGCCGGCGGCCGACTGGGTGACGGTGCATCCGGCGCAGTCGGGCGAGACCGGCGGGGGGAGCCGCAGATGACGGAAGAGACACGGGGCGCGCGGGTCGTGGCCGCGGCGCGGGGCTGGATCGGTACGCCATACGTGCATCAGGCGAGCGCGAAAGGCGCGGGCGCCGATTGCCTGGGGCTCATCCGCGGCGTCTGGCGCGAGGTCGTGGGCGCCGAGCCGGCGGCGGTGCCGCCCTACACGCGCGACTGGTCCGAGCCTGCAGGCGAGGAAAGGCTCTGGGCCGCGGCGCGCGCCAACCTGCGCGAGGTGCCGCTGCAGCGGGCCGCGCCGGGCGACGTGCTGCTTTTCCGGATGCGCGCGGGCGCAGTGGCGAAGCACCTCGGGATCCAGGGGCGCGCGGGCGCGGCGCCCACGGTGATCCACGCCTACTCGGGGCGCGGCGTGGTCGAAAGCGCGCTTGGCCCCGCCTGGGCGCGCCGGATCGTGGCGCGTTTCCGGTTTCCCGAATCTGCGGACGAGGGCTCCGGGGGCCAAGCGCCTTGCAAGGCGCTTGCAAGGCGTTTGCAAACGCCTTGTCGGCGCGGGGATGCAGACGGGAGCGCGTGAATGGCGACGATCCTTCTTTCCGCCGCCGGGGCGGCGCTGGGCAGCTCGCTGGGCGGGACCGTGCTGGGCCTGTCGATGACCGCCGCGGGCCGTTTCCTGGGGGCCGCCGCCGGCCGCGCGATCGACCAGCGGCTTCTGGGCGAGGGCGCCGAGGCGGTCGAGACCGGCCGGCTGGAGCGGATCCGCCTGACGGGCGCGGGCGAGGGCGACCCGATCCCGCGCGTCTTCGGGCGGATGCGCGTGGGCGGGCACGTCATCTGGGCGAGCCGCTTCACCGAGGTCGTCACGACGGAAGGCGGCGGCGGCAAGGGCGCGCCCGCGGCGCCCACGGTCACGCATCACAGCTATCGCGTGAGCCTCGGCATCGCCCTCTGCGAGGGCGAGATCGCGGGCGTGGGCCGGACCTGGGCCGACGGCGCCGAGATCGCGCCGGCCGACCTCGAGATGCGCGTGCATTCGGGCGCGCGCGACCAGATGCCCGACCCGCTGATCGAGGCCATCGAGGGGGCCGGGGCGGTGCCCGCCTATCGCGGCACCGCCTATGTGGTGATCGAGGATCTCGACCTCGCGCGGTTCGGCAACCGCATCCCGCAGTTCAGCTTCGAGGTCATTCGCCACGAACAGCCCGCCCGCGCGGGCGCGGAGGCGAGCGTGGCGGGATCGGTGCGCGGCGTCGCGCTGATCCCCGGCACGGGCGAATACGCGCTGGCCACGCAGCCGGTCGCGCTGCCCGAGGGACCGGGCGCCTGGCGGATGGCCAACGTCAACACGCCCCTGGGCGTGCCGGATCTGCCCGCCTCGCTCGATGCGCTGGGCCGCGAGCTGCCCGCGTGCGGGGCGGTCTCGCTGGTGGTGAGCTGGTTCGGCGACGACCTGCGCTGCGGCGATTGCAGGCTCCAACCGCTCGTCGAGCAGCGCGAGGCGGACGGCAAGGGGATGCCCTGGCGCGTCGCGGGGCTCTCCCGCGCCGCGGCGGGCCTGGTCCCGATGGCGGAGGGGCGCGCGCTCTACGGCGGCACGCCGGCCGATGCCGCGGTGGTGCAGGCGATCCGCGCGATCCGCGAGAGCGGGCGCGCGGCGCTCTTCTATCCCTTCGTCCTGATGACCCAGACCGAGGGCAACACGCTGCCCGACCCCTGGACCGGGGCCGAGGGCCAGCCGGTCCTGCCCTGGCGCGGGCGGATCACCGCCTCGGTCGCGCCGGGGCGGGCGGGCACGCCCGACGGCACCGCCCAGGCCGACGCCGAGGTGGCGGCCTTCTTCGGCACCGCGGCCGCGTCGGATTTCACGCCGGGCGACGGCGCGGTGAGCTATCACGGCCCGGAGGAATGGAGCTTCCGCCGCTTCATCCTGCACTATGCGGCGCTCTGCGCGGCCGCGGGCGGGGTGGAGGCCTTCTGCATCGGCACGGAGATGCGCGGGCTCACGCAGATCCGGGGCGCGCAGGGCTTCCCGGCCGTCGAGGCGCTGCGCGCGCTCGCGCGGGAGGTGCGCGCGCTGCTCGGGCCGGAGGTGAAGCTGGGCTACGCCGCGGACTGGTCGGAGTATTCCGGCTACCAGCCGCCCGACGCGCCCGGCGACTTCTACTACCATCTCGATCCGCTCTGGGCGGACCCCGAGATCGACTTCGTGGGCATCGACAACTACCTGCCGCTCTCCGACTGGCGCGAGGGCGAGGATCACCTCGACGCGCACTGGGGCGCGGTCCACGACCTCGATTACCTCAAGTCCAACATCGAGGGCGGCGAGGGCTACGACTGGTACTACCACTCCGAGGAGGCCCGCGCGGCGCAGATCCGCACGCCGATCACCGACGGGGCGCACGGCAAGCCCTGGGTGTTCCGGCCGAAGGACATCCGCAACTGGTGGTCCAACCCGCATGTCGACCGCATCGGCGGGCGCGAGGCGACCGCGCCATTGGGCAGCGGTGGCGAGATGCGCAGCTTCACAGACGACTCCGGCGAAGACTGGACGGCGCATGTCTTTACCGCAGATGGCACGTTCAATCTCTCCGAGACGGCCGAGGTCGACTATCTGCTCGTCGGCGGCGGAGGCGGCGGCTCCACGGCCGGCGGCGGCGCCGGGGGCGTGGTGCAAGGCACGATCACGCTGGCGCCGGGCGACTATCCGGTCACCGTCGGCGCGGGCGGTGCCGGCATCAGGGGCGACGCCGACCCCCGGCCCGTGCCGGCCTCGCCCGGCGGGGACAGCACCTTCGCCGGAATCACCGCTCTCGGCGGCGGGCCGGGCTCGGGCACGCGCGGCGGCGCGGATGTGACCGGCGACGAGACGGACGGCGGCTCGGGCGGCGGCGGCGGCTCCAGCGCCCAGCCGGGCGAATATGTCTCGGTGAAGGGCTCGGCGCTGCAGCCGGGCTCCCCGGATGGCGGGCTGGGCCACGACGGCGGCGACGTGACCAACTTCAACAGCCCCTTCTACGCCGGCGGGGGCGGCGGCGCGGGCGGTCCTGCGCCGGATGCAGGGTATGATTGGGCGCCCGGCGGGCCGGGCATCACCACCACGATCGACGGCACCGAGCGGCAGATCGCCGGCGGCGGCGCGGGCGGCAGGTGGGACAACGGAACGGGGCTCGCCGGGACGCATGGCGGCGGCTCCGGCGGCAGCGGCAACGCGCGCGACGGCGCGCCCAACACCGGCGGCGGCGGGGGCGGCGGCGCGAGGACCATCCCCGGCGGCACCGGCGGATCTGGCCTCGTCGTGATCCGCTACCGCAGCGGGCCGGGGCAGACCGCCTGGGTGCCGGAAAGCAAGCCAGTCTGGTTCACCGAGATCGGGTGTCCGGCGGTGGACAAGGGCACCAACCAGCCCAACAAGTTCCTCGACCCGAAGTCCTCCGAGTCCGCGCTGCCGTATTTCTCGGACGGGCGGCGCGACGAGGCGATCCAGGCGCAGTACATCCGCGCGCTCACGGACTACTGGTCCGACCCGGAGAACAACCCGGTCTCCGGCGTCTACGGCGGGCGCATGGTGGACATGGATCGCTGTTTCGTCTGGGCATGGGACGCGCGGCCCTTTCCGTGGTTCCCGGCCGAGCGCGAGACCTGGGCCGACGGCGACAACTACGCGCGCGGCCACTGGATCTCCGGGCGCGCCTCGGGGCGCAGCCTCTCCTCGGTGGTGGGCGAGATCTGCGAAGCCGCGGGGCTTTCTGCCTGCGATACGGCCCGCCTGCACGGTCATGTGCGCGGGTATCTCGTGTCCGAGCCCGGCACGGCCCGCGCGGCGCTGCAGCCGCTGATGCTGGCGCATGGCTTCGACGCGGTCGAGCGCGACGGCGCGCTGCGCTTCCTGCCGCGCGCGGGCGCCCGTGCCGCGCCCGTCGTCTCCGCGGCGCTGGCGGAGTCGGACCGCCTCGAGGGGACGCTCGAGCGGGGCCGCGCCGCCGAGGCCGAACAGAGCGGGCGGGTGCGCCTGCGCTTCACCCTGGCCGAGGGCGATTTCCAGGCCGCGGCCGAGGAGGCGATCCTGCCGGGCGAACCCGGCCGCAGCGCGCGCGAGACGGAGCTGCCGCTCGCGCTCACGCGCGGCGAGGCGCGGCAGGTCGCCGAGCGGTGGCTGGCCGAGGCGCAGGTCGCCCGCGACACGGCGCGTTTCGCGCTGCCGCCCTCGGCCTGGGCGCTGGGCGCGGGCGACGTGGTGCAGATCGACGGCGGCGCGCGCTTCCGCATCGACCGGGTGGAGCAGGGCGAGGCGCGGCTGGTCGAGGCGGTGCGCGTCGATCCCTCGGTCTACCGGCCGGCGCGGGTCGAGGAGCGCCCGGCCCGCCTCGCGCCCTTCGTCCCGCCCGTGCCGGTGACGCCGCTCTTTCTCGACCTGCCGCTGATGCGCGGCGACGAGGCGCCGCATGCGCCGCACCTCGCCGTCACCGCCACGCCCTGGCCCGGGCGGGTCGCGCTCTACGAGGCGGCGGAGGACGAGGGCTATGCGCTCTCCGCGCTGATCGAGGCGCGCGCCGCGATCGGCGTGACCGAGAGCCCGCTGGCCGCCGCGACGTCCGGCCGGATCGACCGGGGACCGGCGCTGCGCGTGCGGATGATCTCGGGCGCGCTGGCGGCCACGGACGACGCGGGGCTGCTGGCGGGCAAGAACCTGATCGCGGTGGGCGACGGCAGCGCGGGCGGCTGGGAGCTTCTGCAGTTCCGCGACGCGCAGCTTGTCGCCCCGCGCAGCTGGCTGATCTCGCACCGGCTGCGCGGGCAGGCCGGCAGCGACGGGATCATGCCGGCCCAGTGGCCGGCGGGCAGCTGGGTCGTCGTCATGGACGGCGTGCCCCGGCAGATCGCGCTCTCGCCGGCGCTGAGGGACGTGGCGCGGCACTGGCGGATCGGGCCGGCCGGACGGCCCTACGACGATCCGAGCTACCAGCATCGCGTCCTGGCCTTTGCGGGCGAGGGGTTGCGGCCCTACCGGCCATGCCACCTGCGGCTCGCCGAGGCGGATGGCGGACTGCACGCGCGCTGGATCCGGCGCACGCGCATCGACGGGGACGGATGGGAGGCGCCCGAGGTGCCGCTTGGCGAAGAGGCGGAGCGCTACCTCGTGCGGGTCACCGCCTCCGGCGCGGTGCTGCGCGAGGCGCAGACGGAGGCCCCCGAGTGGATCTATCCGGCCGATCAGCGCGCGGCCGACGCGGGCGCGGGGCCGCGCCGGATCGAGGTGGCGCAGATCTCGGCACGCTACGGGCCGGGGCCCTTCGCCGTGGCGGCGGTGCCGGACTGA